CATGGTTTGAGTATGAAGATGAAATCAAACAATACGAGGGCGAGATAGAACTGAAAGTAACGATCGGCCTTGATCACGAAGATCATTGGGAACAAATGGGTTACACCGATTTTTATACTCCTGATGAAGTCATTAAAGATATTTATAACTTAGAAGAAAGTGAGGAAGTCGCATGAGCAAGACAACATTTGATTATGATATAGATATAAAGATACCCGTAGCCTTACGGATATGGGATGAAAATGGCGAGAAAGTCGAGCAAACGATGGACTTGTTGTTGGACAGTGGCGTAATTCAAGACGATACTCTACAAATGATATTCAGAGATATCGACAATTACATATCAACAAACGTAATGAGGAATAGATAATGCCTAGACCAAATAGATATATAAGTAGTTGGAAAATGACGTTGGAGTGTGAGTGGGCAGACCACGACGACAAAGACTTTTATGATGAAACGACGGAAGTCAATCCAAGTGGGATACCTTACAAATACATGGATTATGTATTAGAGGCTATTGAAAGACAACGTAACGATGATGAAGAAACTTTTGATGACGAAGAGGAGATAGCGTGATGGAAGACATTTTATTTAGTGAGCCGTCTGATTTACTGGACGCATATTGCCACGATCAATTTGGCCATGTAGATTGGAAGATGGACTTTGATAAACAAGGCAATTATGTAGTAACATTTTTTAAACATCAAAGAGAGGAAGACTACGATGACGATGAAGAATAAGACTGTAATTGATTACACGGAGTCAGACATATATGAATACTTTGGATGTCCGACTGAAATATGGGAAGCCGATCGGGCAGATTTACTTGCAGTGATTGGAGGGATGTCCGGGATTTTAGAATTACTCTGGCACGAAGAAATCACTTCCAAGCAATCCTTCGATGACTTCAAGCAGTGGCTAACAGACCATCAACCTATCGAAGTGGAGGTCGTTAATGAATAAAATTTTTATTGATTCAAAAAGATATACCATCGAACTCGCACTAGCCTGTATCATCGGGTTGGTGCTAGGGGCTTGGGGGCATAAGGTTTATGTCTCAATCGATAAGTATCTTAACGAAGAACCTCTCGGTTATTTATGTAAAAGGGGTGTGACTTACATCCAAGCTGATCCACTAAGCACAGTCTACATTAAAACCGAAAACAATCTTGAGTGTGCAGAGGAGGAACAACAGTGACACCCGAGAAGAAAGTTAAAGTAAAGGTATGTCACAAATTAAAAGAGATGGGGGCATACTACTTCTATGCCTCCACAGGAGGTTATGGCAATAGTGGAGTGCCTGACATCATTGCTTGTCTAAGTGGAAAGTTTATTGCGATTGAATGCAAGGCCAACGGAAACACCCCCACCAAACTTCAATCTAAAAATTTAGTTGAGATTCATCAGTGTGGAGGAGTAGCCATAGTAGTTGACGAAACAAATGTAGATATGCTAGAGTTTCTAATCACAGGCAAACAAGAGATACGATATGAAAAATGACAACGTAAATAGACCCTCACATTACACGCAAGGAAAGGTGGAATGTATCGATGCAATCGAGTCGGCTACAACGGGTCTTGTCGGAATCATAGCTGTCTGTGTAGCAAATGTAATTAAGTATGTATGGCGTTTTGCTTTAAAAAATGGAGTAGAAGATTTAGATAAAGCAGACTATTATTTACAAAAACTTAGACAGAAAGTGAGAAACAAAAATGAGTGATGATATTTTTATCAGAACTAAACGACTACTTGAGAACCACGTAGATCTTTTAAATCAATATAGCCTAGGCAATCCGTATGCTGATGAAGCGCAAAACATAGTGGACGAGCTGAATGTGCTAATTAAGAACAAGGCATTCATTAAACATCTTGAGCAAGAGATTGAAGAAGAAGAACGCAAGATGGTTAGTGAAGACTTGGCCGAAGAAATCTTACATGGGAAATACTGTGTCGGTGGACAATGTGACGACTAGCACATTTACCCATGCATTGCTAGATTTTGAGGGACAAATAATTAAAAAATATAGGTGGACAAAAAGCGAAGCCCGATGGTATAGTAATAACCACCCTAACGATACACTGATCGAATTAGATCAACCTAAACAAGAAACAGAGTCGTGTAAATTTAATCGACTAATCAAAGAAGTAGGAGAATGTTTGATATGAGTAGTGACAAAAGATTAACCTTTGAAGAAAAAATCGCACGTGTGGAAGAAGTTATGCAAAAGTTTCCTAATGCAACACGTTCAAAAATTACAGAGTGGACAGGATACAAAACTGAACTACTCGATAAAATGTATGAGGCCGGGGTGAACGTTCCAAAAAAGAAAAAACCTAATGGAAATAATAAAGCTTGGATGAAAAACTTTATTGTTCAAAGTAGGCTCGATGGCAGATGAAATAGACATAGCGAATGAGCAAGTGCAAAAAGCATTGGATATGACTATGCGAACGCTGAATACAGAAGTCAGAGAAAATGATACGGGGGAATGTCTTTGGTGTGGTGAACCCATCAAACAAAAAGACAAACGCAGATGGTGTAGTGTAGAATGTCGGGACGAACATGAAAGGCATAGTTAGTCCATGCACGGAGATATGTCGGTATGAAGAAATTGATGGAGAACCAAGATGTATCAGTTGCTTTCGCACCTATGAAGATTTATCTAACTGGATGTATCTAACCAATGAAGAACGACAAAAAAGAATTAAACAAATTAAGAAAGATAGGAGAGAGTATGAACGTAAGCAAAAAGACAATGAAAATATGGGAAAAGAATCTTAAGCAAGGCTACCGTTTTTTTCAACCACACAATGCCCATCAACCAACACCAAGAACATTACGAGAAGCCGATGCCTTTAAAAACTTACAACCAAAAATGTAATCAGTGTAAGGCTGACGCTAAATACTACACCGACCATAAGTGGTGGTGTGGACTAACATTTCAAGGACACGGATACTGCAAAGCAGAGAAAGATAAAAAGTAATGGATATAGTAACGCTCGACTTCGAGACGTTTTATGACACAGGCTACGGCCTTAATAGACTTACCACAGAAGAATACATCAAAGACGAACGATTCCAGGTTATTGGAGTCGGCCTCAAAATTAATCACGATCCTATCCAGTGGCTTACAGGCGAAGAACAGGTATCAAAGGGTCTCCGACTTATCGACTGGGAACACTCTATGTTACTCTGTCACAACACTCAGTTTGACGGGGCAATCCTCAAATGGCACTTTGGAATCGAACCTAAAGGATACCTTGACACACTTTCAATGGCACGAGCCTTACACGGAGTCGAAGCCGGGGGATCACTTAAAGCTTTGGCTGAACGTTACAAACTAGGAGAAAAAGGCACAGAGGTCTTAAACGCAAAAGGGAAACGACTAGAAGACTTTCAAGAATGGGAACTTCGACAGTATGGCGTTTATTGTAAGAACGATGTTAAATTAACCTACGACTTGTTTAGGATTATATCCAAGGGGTTTCCCGCAGAAGAACTTTTCTTAATTGATCTTACCTTAAAAATGTTTATTCTACCTATGTTAAAACTAGACAGTAATTTATTAGAAATACGTTTAAATGAGGTAAGAAATGAAAAACAACAACTTCTCAATAGCTTACAACAAAAACTAAACTGTCAAACTGAAGAAGACGTGCGTAAGATTTTAGCCAGTAACAAACAATTCGCAGAACTTTTAGAAAGTATGGGGGTAGATGTCCCTATGAAAGTGAGCGCAACAACGGGTAAACAAACCTACGCCTTGGCAAAAGGAGACGAACAGTTTCTTGAGCTATGTGAGCATGAGAATACCTTAGTGCAAGAACTTTGCGCTGTGCGACTAGGAACAAAATCAACAATCGAGGAATCTCGGATCGAACGATTTCTTGAGATTGCAAAGCGACATAATGGATACTTACCCATTCCCTTAAAATATTATGGCGCTCATACAGGACGATGGGCAGGGTCAGACAAGGTGAACTTTCAGAACCTCCCCTCACGAGATGCGAAGAAGAAAGCGTTAAAGAACGCGATAATTCCTCCCGATGATCACGTTGTTATCAATGCCGATTCTTCGCAAATTGAAGCTAGGGTGCTTGTTTGGTTAGCCGGGCAACACGACGTTTTAACTCAGTTTGCAAATGGCGAAGACGTGTATGTGAACTTTGCACGTCGTGTATACGGCAAAGCAGACATCAATAAAACAGAACGAGCCGTTGGTAAGACTTGTATTCTTGGTCTAGGATATGGCACAGGAGCAAAGAAACTTCAGAACGTGTTAAAGATAAATGCCGGGCAGACTTCAACTGAACGAGAATGTCAACGACTGGTAAATCTTTATCGAGAAGTTAATCACGAAGTGGTTAGACTTTGGCAAGATTGTGATCGGGCTCTTTCCGATATTGCATCATGGCCAAAAGATAAAGACCCTTATTATTTGGATGGACGACAAGCCCTACTCGTCACTCACATTGGCATTAGGCTGCCGAACGGATTGTTTATCTACTACCCTGAACTAGAGTTAAAAGATGGTAAATACACATACAAATCAAGACGGGGTCGAGTGGGTATTTGGGGAGGCGCAGTTGTAGAGAATGTTGTTCAGGCATTGGCACGGATTGTGATAGGGCAACAGATGCTTGAGATTAATAAAGAATACCGACCCGTGTTAACTGTGCATGATGCCGTTGTCTGTGTTGCCCCCCAAGAAAAAGCCCAGGTCGCTTTAGATTGTATTCTTAGTAAAATGAGTCAAGCGCCCTCGTGGGCAAAAGGATTACCCGTAACTTGTGAGGGAGGATATGCCAATAATTATGGAG